GTTAAATGGTGATGGTGTTGAAGATGAAAGAGTAGGTCAACAATATTTAGAATTACATAATAATTGGCCTGCGGAAATGTGGGTTCAAACTTCATATAACACTTATCAAAATAATCATAAATATGGTGGCACTCCTCTTAGAGGAAACTATGCAGGAATAGGCATGGAATGGGACGAAGATAACCAAATTTTTTGGCATAAAAAACCACACGCATCTTGGGTAAAAGACACTGCAACTGCAATGTGGAAATCACCTATCGGTGATGCACCTGCATTAACTGAAGAACAAGAATCACAAAATGCAGCAGACACTCATCAATGGCAATATATTTGGAATGAAGAAGGTCAGTCTTGGGACTTGACAGACAATAAAGCATAATTTAAAAAGGTATGTGGTATGCAAAAGAAAGTATTATCTGAAATAGCATTATATTATGGTGATGTGGCAATGCCTAAAAATTGGGACATTGATCGCGATAAGTTACAAGACGAAATTGTAAAATCTAATGTTACAGATTCACCAATATTATTTTCAAAACCACTTGATATTTTAAGCACTTATATAAGGGAACATATATGTTTAAAGTATAATTTTACTTTAATCACTAAAGATTCATGGGGTGATATGTATAAACCTCAAAAAACTACAACTCCTTTATTAAATATAGATCCCATAGATTTACGTAATTCAGCAGACTATACATTACTCTATGGTGTAAATGTTAAAAATTGCATGGTTCGAATACACTATGAAGATAACAGGCGTAAAGGTAGAAGTTGGGATATACCATTGATTAATAATAAATTTATAATGTTTCCATCAACCTGCATGTATTACCTAACCAATGATCAAAAGGATAGTTTAAATTTTGTACAAACTATAACCTATGAATACATCTAAAATTTATTGGTCTCCTGCAGTATATACTGAAGATACAAATTGGGATATTTTATATAAAAATCCTACAATTTTATTTAATGATTTAAAAAGTAAAAAATCTAAAAATTTAGATAAACATAATAATCTTTTTTTATGTCCCTCTGTAAAAAATTTAACTAACAAAATAGTAGTTTTTAAATGTCCTTTACAAACTTATTATCACATGGAAAATAATAACATTATTCCAGTTTCTAAAAATTATTTAGCGTGGGATATTCCTCATACAGATCAACTAGAAAATAATAAATTATTTAGTATTAAATTAAGTTATGTATTTTTTAGTGAAGAAGATATTGAAATGACAATGACCTCTCCTTTTTTTTCAGATGCTCCTCATTTACAATATGGTTCCATAGTTCCAGGGTCTTTTAACATTTCTAAATGGTTTAGAAATGTAAATTTAGAATATAACATATGGAACAAAGATAAGTTTAAAATAGAAAAAGATGAAGATATAGTTTACTTTAATTTTAACTGTAAAAATCCTATAGAATTAATAAGATTTGATATGACAAAAACGTTAGATAAAGTTTCTTATACCTGCTCTCATCACTCTCAATGGGAAAAATTTATCCCCTTATATGAAAGATATAAAAGATTTAAAGAATCTCAGTTAAACAAAAAAGTAATAAAAGAAATTAAAAAAAACATAATATGAATTTAGTTAATTATTATTGGTATTTTAAATCTGCATTAACACCTAAATTTTGTGATGATGTTATAGCTTATGCTAATCAACAAAAAGAAGTTATGGCTTTAACTGGTGGATTTAATAAAGATAAAAAATTAAACAAGCAAGAAATATTAGATTTAAAAAGAAAAAGAAATTCTGATTTAGTATGGTTAAATGATACTTGGATATATAAAGAATTACATCCATATG